TAGTAAGAGAGCCTGCTGTCAACTCGCCTGCGAAAGTACCTGTAGCACCAGTAATACTACCGGAGAAAGTACCAGACGTGGCGTTCAAGTTACCTGCCATATCCACACGGAAAGGCGCACTTGCGAAAGTAGTGTGTCCCAAGGATATACCATCTGAGGTTACTTTGAATACGCTTCCGTTTGTATCACCTTGCTGAATATCTTGATCGATGATCGGAGCCACAGTCCCGCCAGGGTTGTTATATTCAGCAAAAAGTTCGTCTTCAGTTAGATATCTATTAAATGCTTTTACTTCTGTAAACTTACCAGTAAACTTACTACCGCTAGCCTGGTTTTTACCAAGAATCAGCGTATTTCCATTAACGGCTGTAGGATCATATCCTGTATCTGTATGTATTAGTTTACCATTTAAGAAAAATTGGAGAATTGTGCCGTCGTAAGCTATTCCTATATGTTGCCAAGTATTAAACTCTACGACATCGGTTTTTATAGTTACACCCGTGCCTGCTCTCCATATTTTAAGATTTTGTAACCCATCATCATCATAACTGGCTGCAGACTGATCCACTCCAATAGCCCAAAGCTCGCTCTGGTCTCTTGTAAGCATTCTGGCTGTAGGATTGTTATTATTGCCTTCCGATTTAAACCAGAAACTATATGCAAAACCGTTAGCGCTTTCTTCTAGCGCTTCAGCAGCTCCATCTTCCAGTAAAACTTGTCCATCATCATTTTGAATGCTCTTACCTACAGGAGAGTCTGCGGAAACAGTAGGGGCAGTACCTGCAGCCGTTGCAGAAACACCTTGAACAGCCTCTACCATCTTACCTCCGATGACACTATTAAGAGGCCAATAGTATGTAAGACCTGCGGTTCTCTTGCCCTGATCAATATGAATACTTGTGTCAGAGGAGGTCAGAGGGCGCATCTCGATAGTGCCTTGATCATTATAAAGAGCGGCAATAAAGGAGTCATTAGCTTTATCAATGCGTATATTTGGAATCTTAAAGTTAAGAGCAGATATGTTTGCCGTTATACGTCTATCTAAGGTAAGCAGAGTATCGGAAGAAATAGACTGAACTATACCGATAACTTCACCAGATGCTTTATGAATTACGTCTCCTTTTACAAGTTCTGTAGTGAAGGAGGTTCCTGATCCAGTCAATCTAGCTTGAGCACTATTTGTAGTTCCGGAAATAGTACCTGTTAAATTGCTTCCAGTTCTAGTTGTACCGCTGCCATTTCCGGCATTGTACCAATATGTAACGCCTTCTTGTCTGTATATTTTGCACAGCTTTAGCGGATCTGTAGTATCACTAACATCAAATAGCATATAGAAAATATCATACTCAAATCCAGTGCCACTATTTCCGGTGTAGCTAATACTTGGCATGCCTGAAACGTCTTGAACTCCGCGAGCATCTGTCGCAGTACGTACCGTCGCAGTGTATTTTTTTGAATTGCCCGTTGCTTGGAAAGTGTAGCTACTAGGTACTCTGAAATCTTTATTTCGAGAGATGAAAGTTCGACCCGATAGGAAGCCTCCATATCTAACACCTGGAGGGAAGTAGCCGTCATCAAATCCATCTGTAATATCGTTTCCAACCACAATGGTTATTGACTCTACGATAGCTTCTGAAAGATTGCCTAAACTATTCACTGTTCTTACGGCGAAAGTATGCTTACCTGAAGGAACATCTGCAAAAGTAACAAGCCTCTTCGCCCGCGATGCGCGGAAAGTCGAAGGTCTGCCAGGAATATTGTGTTCAATCACAAAGCCTGCTAGATGGCGATAGTCTTCTTCTGCATTATCAGAATCTTCCGGAGCGGACCAAGTCACCAGTACAGTTGTATTGTTCCTTCCAGCTCCTGGAAAACTACTTACGTTTACGCCAACAGGGGTCGGAACTATGTCAGTTGCTGTAATGTCTGTGAAAACCGGATCTGCAACATAAGTAGTAAAATCTTCCTCAACCGCAGTATACTTATCATCATAGTAACGAACAGCTGTTATTTCATAGCTCTCTGCACTTTTTTCAGCAATAGACAAAATTCTGTAGGGCACTTTTGAAGATGTAGTTACATTACCGCTGTCGTCTACTTCTTGAATTACCCAAATATGCGAGCGTTGAGGCACGCTTTCAAAAGCTGAACTTGTTGTTAAGTGCGTAAGATTAGCACCATTATTAGAAATCGATTGCTCTTCTACTCGCAAGTGTTCCGACCAAGTTAGATGTAGCGCGTCTGCACCTGATGCAGTAGTTTTAGCGTTTATAGAATCTACTTGGCTATTTACTTTTTGCAAAGTATATGTACCGTCTCCATTTGAGTCGATAAATGCTTTGTCAATTAAGTCACCGCGTACATAATTTACACTGTCAATAGTTGCAGTATCCTGTGCAAGAAATGCTGCAGGCTCAACAAATACAACACCTAACTTATATGTAGAAGTACCACTCAGAGTGACAGGTGAGTCAAGAGTAATTTTATCTGTAGTAATTTGACTATTGTAGACTCTTAGATCAGATTGTATAGCGCCACTCCATGCAGTCAGGGCATAGTTGCCAGCAGTAGCCCCAAAGCCTTGACCCCAGCCCCCTAAGTTTTGGCCTGCCCATACACCTGCATCAAGATTACTTCCGTCAGTTGTCTCTAGCTCGAAAACAAGCCTTCCATCAATCCATAAATATGCTTCCCCGTTGTCAGGCTGAATTTCCCAAGCAATAGTGTGCGATTGGCCATCAAACTCAGGAATCTCATCAACTGGAATTTCTCCAATAATACTCTGTGTATCAGTAGCGGTAGTAGCGGTACCTCCGTCACCGGTACGATAAACAAACTTATACTCAGATGAAATCTCTCGAACACCAATCCAAACACCTTGACCTGAAGCACCATACTCAAACAAACACTCGTCTTGAGAGAAAGAAGAAGGCAGTATTGCTTCACCTGCCATTACAACATTGTTTGTTCTATTGCTTGCATCAAATCCAGTAGCATTGGAAGCTATCGAGCCTGCAGGTTTACTAGTACTAAGAGTAAGTCCGCTTTCAATATTTGAACCGACTCGACCACTGAATCGCACACCTGCTTTATCTGCATCTTGAATATTTACTACGTCACCTGGACGCAGGTAAGAAGCATTTAACCCAGTTGCAAAACTAACAATTTCTGTTTGGTTCGCTGCAGTCCATAGCTTCCAGCGACCATATCTACGAGCCTGCCCCTCAGAAGTACAACCAAATGCCATAGAGTCTTGGCTAATAATTTTTCCTGCTTTGGCAATATCTGCTCTATCTTCTACAAGTAGAACTTCTTGCTCATAGTTTTTTTCTGGATTGTTCCAAGTAACGTGTACTTGATTGATACGAGTCTTACTGCCTGTGCCTTCATATTTAAATGCTCCATTGAGTATATTGGCTTTTGAAAAGTTATACACAGGACCAGAAGGTGCATCGTACTGAGGAGCTATTTGGCCATCAATAAAATATAGCATTCCACGAAAAACTGTAAGCATATCTTTCAATACTTTAAAGGCGTCTACTTGCTTTGTTAAGAATAAGTTACAAGTGAAGCGAGGCTCTAAAACTCCAGCACCGGTACCATCATCTACTAGTTCATCACAATACCTGCCTATACGATAAAGCTGGTAAATATCAATATCAGATTTTTGTAAGAAGGTTCCTAAACCGTATCGGTTATTTATAAGTATATCATAAAATACCCAAGCAGGGTTATTAGTGTACACTAAATGTTCTCTGAAGGTTCCGTCCCAATCTTGGTACGTGCTTTCTCGCACCCCTGTACTAACATTTCGAGTGTACAGAGCCTGGTCGGTACTTAACTCTTCTCTTGTAAAATAATTAGAAGGTACCCGTACTAGTGAGCCTCTTACATGGTACGATCTCTTGGGAATATTTTGAAACGCTCCCGTATTGTAGGCAACCCGTGCAAGAGATGTATAAGGATAATATACCGGCTCTTTAATAACAGAAGTCACATTAGAAAGACTGGAGGAGCTAATATTCTGCCAGCCCTCTCTTCGAGTAGCATCTACGTTGTAGCCATCGCCTTGATGGTCTGTTTTTCTTGAGACTCTTACTCTAAAGTCAACAAAAGGTCTATACTGTGTCATTTCTATACTAGGCTGAAATGTAACGGCACTCTTACTTGACGAGTAGTGCTCATTTGGATCATCGACGACAATATAATCGCCAAAATCCCCTGCAGAGTCCCTTTTAAGACCTAGCTCTATTTTATACTGTGCAATCGTATTTTTCGTATTACCTTCGCCGTCGACTGCATATAGCCCTCCAGCATATTGGAAGGACAGTCGAATCTCATCAACTTCTTCGATTTGTGTTGCGCTTAGATTAAATCCTGTACTGCCTGACGCCACAAGTACTTTGGCGGCTTGACTGCCTCCAAATCCTGTAGTCCACTCAAGAGAACCTCCTGCCGAAGGGTTAGAATTTGTAGTAGATGACGCACCTTCTCCACCTCTCAAAGAAGAAAAAGGAGCTTGAAGTTTTGTTCCCGTTCTAAACTGAGTCTGCGCACCTGTATAGGTAACAAGCTCACTAGACTCTAGATCTGGCGGATTGTCTCTGGATCCGCTTACAAGATTAAAATTATAGTCTTCAGTTGGGTAAGGCCAGTTATTTTTAAGAGTTAGTACGGGCTTATCTTGAACAAATTGTAGAGGGTCAGTATCACCTAGTGGAACAATCTGGTCAATTTCCAGAACATAATCCCCTAGAGGTATACCAAGCGCACCGCCAGAGTTTCTTCCATATGCTCCAGGCATAAAGATGACCCCTTGCTGGTCTACATTAGGCTGGTCATTAGATCCGATACGGGTATCATCTATGTCAAGAATGTGTAGTAACCAACCGGGAATAATATCTTTTACATCGTCACCAGGTGCATTCGTTTTTGCCACAAGTCGCGCAGGGCTATAATTATACCAGCGGTTTCCTCCGCCTCCGATACCTTCGTGCGGAATATTTACACTTGGCGATTTAACATATATACCAAGATTAAGGTATACATTCCTTAAATTTGTGGGATCATTTGTATCGGCTATAAAATCCGTATAGGTCTTTACAGTCACAGTAGGAACTGTAAATACACTTTTTATAATAAGATGCCTATTTGGCAGGGATTCAGGAGCTGTTACATTCCATTGTGCTTCAGTTAGATTCTCAACAGTACCGCTATTTGACCCGTTTGTAAGAGTTATATACGGGTTGCCTTGCTCACCTGTTGCGTAGTTTTCACTACCAACAGATAAAGGAACCGCGCGATCATCATTTAGAAAGACACTCGACTGGCCTTGAACAAGTCCTGCGATTGGGCCTTCACAAATAATGTCCGTTACAGTAATGGTCTGTTTTGTATCTCCTCGAAAAATACCAAGGTTTGCACCTCTTCTCGATTGCTCTTGTTCTTCCTTAACTAAGTCAATTTCTTCATCTACTGACATTATGCTTGCTCCTCTCTCATTGTTGGGTTTTCTATTGTAAAGTTATTGTTAGAATCTACAGATACATTATTATGTCTATGTACCCCTGCTAGAATATCTAAGCCGATGGGTCTACCAGGGACACGGAGTTCGCCGTACAAAATTGGAACAGGGTCCCCTTTTACTGTTGATTGACTAGATCCAGTAAAAAGATAGTTTGTTGGGTTGTCTTTGTCTACTGCAGGGTCTGGTGCTGTTAGCTGCTGGATCCCTGCAAGGCCTAGGTTCACGGCGAGGCTAAGTCCTGCTAGTTGAAGAGTGCTAAAGGTTGCGGAGCCCGACAGTCCGAGGGTAACCTTGGCTCCAAAAGAGGCATTCATCCCCATATTTGCTGCTACCGCGCCACCTGCACTCGCGAGAATAAGTGTGGTAAGTGCTATTGCAGCTATGATCTTACCCATACCGGACTTTGAGCCTACGGGAATTGATGTAATTGTTACATCTCCGTGTTTTAAAGGAATGAGCAGGTCTTCTTCTTTTTCTATATTCTCTCCTGCTACATCAACGACAAAGCCTGTACCGCTATCCATACATTGTAGTAGGTACGGACGGAAGCCGGGACGATTTGCATCAATACACTTCAAAATATCTTGGTGTGTATCAGCAGAGATAGTCATAGTTCGACCAAATTTCTCGCCTAGTTCCCCTTCTAATATTACTTTACGCCTCATAGCGATATGCTCCAATTATATGCTTCTTCCAAAAAGGGTAAAGATTCTCCCTACAAGATAGCCTGTTCTGTGCGTGATGATAAAATATATCATCTCCTAAATAAACCCCGCAATGATTCCCTATGTGGGAGCGTACTGCAAAGATTAGTAAATCATTTTTCTGTAAGTTTCCTTCTACTTTGTGAAAACCCCATGTCTTAATATACTCTTCGTTAAAGTAATCAAGACCTTTTTCCCACCAATTATCCTCAAAGGGTATTCTATTAGGCAGTTCTATGTTTTGAGTTTTATAGTAGTCTATTCCTGCCTCTAAGCAGTCTGCTGCACCAAACTCATAGTCTCTTCCATATAAGTCTTTTTCTGTTTTGTTCGGCTTTAATATCTGCATTTCCATCTCTGGATAGCTAAAAATATAATAAGGTTTGCCAATTGCGTTACAGGCTTTTATATCTGCTTGACTAGGTTCGCAGGAAGCATCTGGATGATTATGTACAATTCCTACAATATCGTATCTCCTAGATATATCTAAGTACTGTCTTGAATCAATTATAAAATCGTCTTCATTAGTTGCAACATTGTCACAAGGGATCCATTTCATTTCGCCCTTTGAAACAGCTAATACTCCGCAACCTTCTCTTGGATAATATTTCTCAAATTGTTCTTGTATTTCTTCTAGAAATTCTATCATTAAAACTTTAATGTTCCTGGGAACCCTCCGAAAGGTAGTGGTAATGAGCGCCTTTTTTCAGAAGAAGGAGCAGCATTGGCACCTGTTTCACTTCTTGGATTAAATTGAAATCTACATTTACAGCCCCGAAGAGTTTTGCTGCACAAATCTGCCCGAACCCAGTAAGCAGATTCATCTTGTGGCAAAATTGTTCCTACAGTGCTTGTAGAAGAGTTGTGAGCAATCAGACACCTCCAAACTTTATCAGAGTGTAACACGTGAGCTCCTACTGCATAATCTGCATCTGTAGAGTCGTGTGTAGTCATTGGAAGTGCTTCAACCCAAAAAGACCTATTTGCCCCTGTAGGCTTATTTGCAGCTGCGGAAGTATGGGTCTGTTGAGACTGCCAGTACTTGCCTCCATCGGATACATACGTTATTTGAGTATACGATTGACCAGTTGCCCAAGCAGAAATACTCGTCGCAAAACTATTAAATATAAAAGGTTTATCGTCGTGATTGAAAAAAGCGTTGTGGTCATACGCGGCACTGCCATCCTCTTTTAGTATATTTAACTTGCTGTTAGCTGGCCAAGTGCACCCACCTCTTCCAGAGGCAGCACCTTGATACTCCCAACTACAGTATTTACCTGTAACAACCCTACGAGGAATCTTTATGTTTTCAAGGTCATAAGGAACGGTTACTTCAAAAGTAACGGTTGCAGCATCTTCATTAGCAACTCTATCGATTATGTACTTAATTATAGGAAACTCTGTAGGTGCGGTACCTGCTGCTCCTGCTTCTCTTTCTCCGTGAAGATGCTTTTTTAAAGTTCTTCTACGAACAAGAGTTTTACCTACCAGATCGTCGTTTCCATAGTCTCCAGAAAGGCTGGAAAATTTATCAAGTATGTTTGCGAGTGTTAGTGTTGGGCGCGAAGTTGCACCATCCGCTTTTAACTCCAATCCTTCCATAAGAATTGGCATAGCACTATATGTTCTAAGAGTATAAGGAGACTCTCTATCTCTGAACTGTATAGTTGTTAGATCTTCTTCCACACCTGGATGAAAGTATAGTATATTAGTAGAATCAATAATTAACTCAAAGAGTTCTATATATCTACTATCAACCTCTAACTGTTGTAGGTCTGTTGCAATTATATCTGTCATGGCTCATAAACTCGTTTTAGTGTTGCTGTTAAAGAATAGAAATCGTCGTAAGTATATGTTGTATTATAGTTTTCACATATAACTTTTATATCTTTTTCTCCAGTACGTGTAGTATTATTAGTATCTGGGAGTGTGAAAGTAAATGCAGTAGCGCCTAGCTTGCCGTCTAAGAAGAGTACGACATCGTCGACGAAAGCCTTTTCTCTATTCTTGAAAGAAATGCTGTACTCCTCTCTTATTGAATTGATGCCGTCTGTAATTCGTTGTTCATACCCGTCACCGAACTTTGCTCGGAGAACAGAGGGGTTTGATCTTCTGCTCATTGTTTTGTCGGGGACGGCATAACTGACCCCTGTATATATAAATCCTAGTGACATTATGCTACTCCATAAGGGTTAAGTATTCCGCCCGATCTTTTTTGATTCTGCAGTTCCTTTTGAACTGCGCCTGCTACTGCTGTACCGAGAGCTTCCATATCCATACCTTTCCCACCCTCTGTGCTAGTTTGTCCATCATTTGAAACATTTACAGTAATTTGATTAACTTGACTTGAGCCAGAACCCTGCATCTCTACAGGTATTGACTTTCCATTTGGAAGAGGTACGACAGCTTCTGTTCCGTGTAGCATAGCTAGATGCCCTTGAGTAGACCCCGAAGCGACTCCGCCGTTTGCATACATAGGAACTTTTTTGCCGTTGTCTGCAATTCCTCCTCCACTAAACTGGAAGTCTGGACCAAACATACCTTTAATCAATCTTATAGTTAGCATTTCTGCTAGTATATTAGCAATATTACCGAGCATACTTTTTGCCATGTCTCCGAAAGCTTGCGAAGCAGTCTTAGTACCGTCAATAAGAGACTGAAAGGCGCCCTGCATATTAGTGGCAAAACTATTTGCAATGCCGTCTGAAAGAACTTTAATATCTGATAAGTTAGTTTTTGCGTCTTTTAACTTAGCTACATTATCACCTATATCGGCTAATTTTCCTGC